ATTAGGATTTTGTCTCATCATATTAGGATTTTGTTGCATCATATTAGGATTTTGTCTCATGATATTAGGATTTTCTTGATTAGTTTTATTTTTAATATTTAAAAATAATTCTTTTATATTTTTATCATTTAGTTCTTCGTTGTTATTTTGTTCTTTATTAATTTTAATATTATTTAATGAAGTTGACATATTATTTTGTGTATTATTACTAGCCATTTATATATAAATAGTTAATATAAATGATATAAATTATTTAACGCAATTCTTTTATTTTTTTAATTTAGCAACACATCTTCCAGAATCGGGATTACATACTTTGCCTTTTTCTTTGCATTCTTTTGTTTTTTTATCAGTGCATTTATCTTCTTTTATATCTTTCTTTACATCATCTTTAATTTCTTCTTTTATATCTTTCTTTACATCATCTTTTATGTCTTCTTCTATATCATCCTTTACATCATCTTTTATGTCTTCTTTTACTTTAATTTGTTTATCAAATTTTTCTTTAACATTTTGTTTTAATTTACCAACACATCTTCCAGAATCGGGATTACATACCTTGCCTTTTTCTTTGCATTCTTTTGTTTTTTTATCAGTACATTTATCTTGTTTTTCTTCATTGCGAATATCATTTAATTCTTTTTTCTCATCATAATTTTGAACTTCTTCTTCTTCAATTTCAAAATCCGTATCATTCTTTTTAATATTTTCATTAATATAATTTTTTATTTTTAATTTATCACTATTATCTTCTTTTTTAGTACTAAATTTTTTAAAATTTTTATTTACTTCTATATTGTAAGTATATATTTCCTCTATAATATCATAATTAAAATTTGTAAATTTTGCCAATTTTTTTATATTAATAATATCATAATTTATTAATAGTTCATCATATATTTCTTTTCGCTGAATATAATAATCATTATATAATTCATCTTGAATAATACGAGGATTATTATAAATAGTATCGTAATACATTTTTTTATCAATTATATCAATATCAATATCATCTTTAATTTTATAATAATCTTCTATCATATTTTTAAAATCATTTATATTTTTTTTTATTTCAATTTCTTTATCTTCATTTATAATATCATATAGTTTAGAACTTATATTATTCAACATTAATCTAATAAATATTTAATATTTTAATTATGTTTCGATTATTTTATTTACTTTTTTTTCTTTTGAATCAGGATTTTCTTTATCTGTTTTTTGTCTTTCAGAACCATCAAACATTACTTTATAAAATTCCGTTAATTTTTCTTCGTCATTCATTTGATCTTCATATATACTTCTTGGTACGTATTTTATAATTGTTTCCTGTTCAGGACAGATTGTCATGTTTTTATAATATGCATGTATAACTAATATAATACCAATAAATAGAAAAAATATTGCAATTGCTTTCATTATTAATATAATAATAGAAAAAATAAATTGAATTTATTCTTTTAAATCTTGTTTTTGTGTCCAAGGATCTTTTTCTGTAAAAACCGTATCAAGTTCAGACATTTTATTTTCAACTTCTGTGATATTTTCATCATCTTCATTAACTTCTTCTAATTTAGAAGAATTTATACTATCTAATTTTCTTTTTTCAAAAATGTCATCCTTAGATTCTTGATTTTTCTTATATTCTTTCATCAATGTATTTAATTGTGTTTCTGAATATTCTTGATTACTTAAATCATCAGGATTTGGTGACCATGGACACCAACAACCAACTTGTCCAATAAAAATATTAAAATTTTTATCTTGTTTTTTTAAAAACTCACTTCTCATTCTAGCTTCCTCAACTGTATCAAAAACCCCTCTTACTTTAATACCTCTCATACTTGTTTGAAAATTATTTTCCTTATGATAAAGTCTTTCTACATCTGATTCATTTACTGATTTAGAAAATTTATATTGAGAATCAAGATCTTCAACATCAAACAAATAATTATGTTCCTTTCTAACATTATCAATTAAATCTGTATTATCAGGATTTACATTTTTTAATCCATTAAATAATGTATCCATATCTTTAGAAAATTTATCTAAAAATGCTTTTACATAATACGATTCTTTATTTTTAATTACATCTTCTGGACTAATAAATGATAATAGACAAAAATTTTGATTTTTTATTTGTTTATCTTCATCTAAATAGTCATGTTCTTTAGTACTAACTAATCCCTCCATCTATAATTATTGATAATTAAAATAATCTTATATAGTTTTAGAAAATGAATATAGATTATGAAGAATTTGTTTTAAGACTGGTAAAAAATATAATTTTAGTTATTATTATAACATTAATAATTTATTTAACACCCGATGATATTGAAAAAATTAAAAAAAGTATATTTATTGCATTGATAATCGTATTTATTACTATAGTATTTGATAATCTAGTACCAATTTTGCCTCAAAATATAAAAAAATATATTAATAGAACATAATAATGTATTTAGGTATATTTATTATAAACTTTATTTTATATATATTAGAAATAACTTATAAAACTATTGAAAAATTTAATGATTATGAAAATAGTTTATATCACACAATAGTAACATCAGCAACAGCAAATGAAAAAAATAACAAAGATATTTTAGTTCCGGATACAAATACTATTAAAATATTTAAAAGTAGTTTTTTATAAATTAGATGGTTCTATTTCGATATTTTCCAAATAAATATTTTTTTCGTATTTAGAATAATTATGTATTATAGTAATCATCTTTCTTACTCTCATTTTAAATAACATTATACTTTTATCTACTCTATTATGTAAATTAAATCCAATAGTATATTTTGATATAATTGGAACATTTAATTTTACCGAATTTAATAACTCTAATATATATTTTTTTGTTTCAATAAATGAAGATATGTATTGAGTTGGATGATATATATTATTTAATATATATATATATATTTTCATTAATTTATCAATATTTAGTATAATATCAATATATAATGTTTTATTAAATTTATTTATAAAATTTATATCAAGAATGATTTGTGTTAATATATCATCTTTTAATAAATATTTAAATTCTTTTGGAATTTTATTAATATTTCCATTTAATGAATTGAAATAACTAATATTAACTAAATTATTATTAATTTTGTCTTTAATTTTTTTCTCTTCATACTGATTCTTTTCTAAATCATTATTAATCTTTAAATAAAATAAATATCCAATTATAAATATAATTATAATAGATATTAAAACATTTGTTTCATAATTTGCAATTATATAAAATATTAATGCTAAAATAAATATATATATGTATAAATAACCATATTTATCATTCATCTTTATTAAATTAAATTATATTTTTATAGTGAAATATCATCAATAAAATAAATAATAAAAGATATAAATATAAAAACTATTCCAGTATATAAAATTCTATTATTGCTAAAAAAAATATCAAATAAAATTTTTCTATATTCATGACTTGAATATCCCTTATGATTGATACTCAAAAAACTACTAAAATCATTTATAATATCTATCATATATTCTATTGTATTTTGATATAATTCAAATATAGTTAGTTGACTGATACTATTATTTGTTTTATTTTCTAACTTTATAGATTTTTTTAATATATTAAATTTATTTTCTATTGTTTTTTCAATATACATATCAATATCTTTAAGTTTACTATCAATAGTAATACTATCTGAATTATTTTCAGTCATCCTTAAAAAATAGTAAGAATTTAAATTATATTCATTAAATCAACATCTGTAATAAACATTCTTCGACAACAATATCTAGTTACTCCTAATGAATCAAGTATCTCTTTTGTATATGTTTTATAGAAATGATTATTATCAACATTATTATCTATTTTATTTTCTTTAATTATTTTTTCTTTTTCATTATTATAATAATCCACTTGATTTGCCGTTACTCTACCACATGTGAAACATCTAATAGGTTGTATCATTATTAATATATCTAATATTATTAAAAGATAATCATTTTTTATATAAAATTTATATCTTTATAAATAAATAGAGTAATGAGTGCTTTTTTAAAAAATAAAATAACCGATTTAGAAACTAGAATAAATAATATGGTAGTTCCTACTAATTCCGAAAGTAATGATGAATTAAAAAATAATTTTACTGAATTAAAAACATCATTACGAACAAATACAGAAAAAATAGAATCGTTTGAAAAAGATTTTTCAACTTTTAAAAATCTAACTAATGATAATACTAAAAATACTAGTTCTAATTTACAAACATTATCAAATAATTTAAATATTATAAATAAAAATATCGAAGATATGAGTTATAAAAAAACAATTGAAACAGTAAATAAAGTTGTTACCGATTTAAAAACTTCTACTGATAATACAGCAAAAAAATTAGAAACTTTAGAGAAAAATGTTAAAACATTAACTGATAGTAATTCTGCTCTTAATAAAAAATTACAAACTTTAGAACAAAAAATAGCTTCTGGAAAACAAGTTTAAGAATATTTTGATTTTAAGTTTTTACATTCTTCAAAAAAATCTTGATCTAATTTATAAATATTAATTACATTATTTAATATTTCATTTGATTTTGAACAATAATTATTATTTTTTTTCATATTAATAATAGATCTATTCAAATATTTTTTTGCATTATTTATATCATTTGACTTATAATATACTAATCCATATATATGATCGATTTCTGGGTTTTCTAAATTTTCTAATGATTTATAAATTTCACTTGCATTTTTAATAATATTATCGTCTATTATATTAAAATTGACTAATTTTGCCAATTCAATATATTGTGAATTTTGTGATAAAAAATTTTTATTTTTTAAGGATGAACCAAAAATTCCAACCTTACTACCTTCTAAAAAAATACATTTATTTAATATTTTACTATCAATATTATCTTTATTATTCTTCAAAAATTTTGTTAATGATACTTTATAATCATATTTAAATATATCTGTATTTTCAAATAATTTATCAGCAGTTTTTTTATTAATAAAATATGAAGACTTACTTATTAATATTTTATCATATTCCTTAAAAGATATTAACTCAATATTTTTATTTTCATTATATATAAAATCGCTTGTTATCAATATATCCAAATTTTCTAAAATATTAATATTTTTGATTAATAATTCAATATTATCTATATAATCTTTACTAATAATAACATCATCCTCCAATATTAAATTATATTCATTATCTTTTACTTTAAGTAGTGCATTTCTTTGTTTTTCTATATTTGAAATTTGATTTGGATTTAATGGAATTATATTACTATTATATTCGCAATTTTCTATTTTATCATAATTTACTCTTTTATTATATTTTTCACTATCACTCAATATATCACTATTATTTGGACTATCAACAATTATAATATTCGCTTTTAAATTATATTTTTCACATAAATTTTTTAAAAAGGTTAATGTACTGTTAATATATTGTGTTCTGTTACTCAATGATTTTGTATATATTACAATAATATTAATTATTTTATTCATTTTATATATTTATTTACTTTTTTTTATATGTATATTAATTTAAAAAAATAATACATTCTAACTTATTAATTTCGCCTTAGTTATATTTGGAAACCACCCCCCTATTGGAAATCGTATACCATGACCTTCTATTTCATATTTATTTCCTTCATCTAATTTATTAAATACTTCTACACTTGTCCAGTGTAATACATATATTGAATTTTTTAATATATATACATTATTATTAGTATCACTTATACTTTGACTTCCTTTTGCATTATTAGAACCATATGTATGTTTCTCGTCAACCACTATAACTTTTTTAAATTTGGTTGAATAAACATAAATAAAATTAAGAATAGTTATAAATATTATTATAATAAATAAACTTTTAAAAGAAAAACTTGGTATATTATTAAAATCAAATAAATTATTTTTTTTCATCTATTAAATACATATAAAAATATTTATATAATTATATAATGAATATGTCATATATATTATCTGAATTATATTACGATTGGTTTAATAATGAAAACTACTGGTTTGATAAAAATTTAAATAATGATATCTATTTAACAAGAAAATATTATAAGTATATCAATAAAATTTATCTTGAAAATAATTTAAAACAAGAATTAATTGGTGCTATAATTTTATTAGACCAAATTCCAAGACATTATAAAAGATTATATGATAATAAATTAAAAGTAAATTATTATTCTGCAAAAGCAACATTATATTCTGAATTAGTAATCAAATTATACGAAAAAGTATTAAATATAGATGAATTATGTTTTATTTATTTACCATATAGACATATATATGATACTGATAAAATTCAATTTATTATTAATAAATTTATTAATATTTATAAATGTGAATCGAATGATGAATATACAAAAAAAAGAGCTAAAAAATATATTTTAAATACTTTAAATAATTTTTATAAATTTGGTAATAATATTTTTATTAGTAAATCATATCAATCTAGTATTTCAAATATTATTAATTTTGATTTAAATATTCTTGAAAATAAATCTATTAATATTAATCATAATGATAATATGTTAATATATAATAATATTTATAATGAAATTTATAATAGTTATGTTAAATTAAAAAATAATTCAACAATTATAGTATCTATATCAGGTGGTGTTGATAGCAATATAGCATTATATATTATAAATAAAATTAATAATAGAAATAAAAATAAAAATATTAAAATTATTCCTATTCATATTAATTATAATAATAGAGATATATCAAATGATGAATTGAATTTTGTTAATTATTATTGTTATCTAAATAATAATAAACTTATTTATAGAACAATTTTTGAAATTAATAGAGATCAATGTTCAAATAGTAATACAATTAGAAATATTTATGAAGACATTACTAAAAAAATTAGATTTGATATGTACGAGTATGGACTGAGATATAGTGAAAATGTATATATATTACTTGGTCATAATAAAGATGATTGTTTTGAAAATATAATTACAAATATATCATCAAGAAAACATTATGATAATCTTACTGGTATGAAAAAATGTACAAATATAGATAAATTAATATTATGGAGACCTATGATTGATATTTATAAAAAAAATATTATTGATTTTGCATATAAATTTAATATTCCTTTCTTAAAAGATAGCACACCTCAATGGTCAATGAGAGGTAAAATAAGAGACAATGTTAAAAAAGAATTAATAAATTTAAAATATAATGATGATATTATAGAAACTTTTTTTGAATTAAAAGATTATTTATCTGAATCAAATGAAATAATTCATAATATAGTTTTAAATAATTTAATAAACAAACTTAATTATTCATATAACAATATATCTACAAATATTAGTGTAATATATAATGAAAATGAAATAAATTGTTTTAATTATTTTAATATATGTTTTTTATTTTTTAAAAAAATCAATATAAAAATTTCTAATAAAACAATTAAAGAATTTATGTGGTTTATTAAAAAAAATAAAAACACTAAAATTTTCATTAACAAGAATGTTTATATTGACAAAAATTTTAGTGTTTTTAATCAATATTTTTTAGATATTTATATTACTGATTAAAATAATCGAATATGACATTATTATTTGAAATATTATTCTTACAATAATTTAAATGTTCACATACATCGAATAAATTATCTATTTTATTAATTTTGTTAATATTTAAATTTAGAAAAACATTTTCATGGTATTTTTCAAGTAAATTATTGAATCTTATTTTGTAATTATTATTTTTTTCTATTTTTTTAAATTGTTTTTTAATTAAACTATCATCGATATTTGAAATAATATTACTAATATCATTACATTTTTTAATATCAATATAATGTTTTAATTTATTATAATTTTCAATCTCACTTTTATTTATATTAGTTTTTTCTTTTTTCTGAATATCAATCTTATAATACTCATTATTATAACATATTATTACATATTTATCATTTTCTTCTAAATTTATAATAGGACCTCCAAAGTATTTTTTGTAATAATCATTTAATACAATATTAAATAAATTAAATAATTCAGTTTCTTTATTATCAAGTGTTTTATATAATTTAGTTATAAATGATTGATATAAAATATTTATTTTTGTTAATTTATATGATATTAATTCACTTTTAATTTCTAATGCTGCTGTTGTCGGTGTTGAATAATTTTTATCTGTAATTCCCGTAATTAATAATTTATCTCCTTTATCATATTCATGTCCAATTGCTGATATAATTGGTTTAGAAGAATTTTTTATTTTTTTAAATAATTCAATATTATCAAATGAATTTGATATTTCATTAGTTGCACCACCACCTCTTATAATTATAATAATATCATTTGATTGCAAACTATCAATTGCTATTATTGTTTCATTTGATGTATTTTCTCCTTCAAGTGATATTTCTATTAAATTAATTTCAATATTTAAATTAAATTGTTTTACAAAATCATTATATCCTTGCGTTTCTTTTTTTGATATTATTCCAATTCTTTTTACTTTATTCCAGTCAATTATTTTTTTATCAATATGTAAATTATACTTAATAATTTCATCTTTCAATAATTTTAATCTCGAATTTTCATTTTCTAATATCAAATTACTTACATTTAATATATATTTATGTCCGTAATAATACTCACAATTCAAATAACCTTCAATTTTGCATAATTTATTTTCATTTTTAATTATTTCATCTGTAGAAATTTTACTTTTACTTGTCCATAATTTACAATCAAATGATATATTATTATTTGTTATTTTAAAACTCATGCCACTTTTTTTCCAAATTTTACATTCTTTTATATCTCCTATTACTGTTAATTTATCAAATTCATTACAAATTAATTTATTTTTTGATAATAAAATACCATTTAAAACTTCTGGAGTATAAATAATATTTTCTTCAAAATAATTATCACTTGAATCACTTAAATCGCTAGAATCATTAATAAAATTCATAATTAAAAATATTAATATAATGATATTCATTTTTTAATTTTCTTTGACATTTATATAATTTCATACTTATATCTCCAAAATTATAATATACTTCTATCTAATTTATTATAATTCTTTGATCTATAATAAAAAAATTTTTTAATTTTTATATATATATATGGTATTATTGCTGATGTAATAATTATTACTTCAATCATTTAATTTTTTTTGTTACTTTTTTCTTAGGTTTTTTTTCTTCTTGAATATCTTCTTTTTTATTTTCTTCTTCTTGAATATCTTCTTCTTTAGTTTCTTCTTCTTTAGTTTCTTCTTTTTTAGTTTCTTCTTTACTTTCTTCTTCTTTACTTTCTTCTTCTTTACTTTCATTATCTTCTTTTTGCTTTCTCCAAAGTTCTCCTATTTTTTTCATTAAATCTTGTCTTGTTAACTCTGGAAATTCTTCCTTCATTTTTTTCATATTTTCGGATACGAAATTATTATACTTTGTAGGAGGTCTTTTTTCCTTTTTAACATTTTTTTTACTATAAACTTCTTTATAAACTGTATTCAAAATAAGACATAATTCATTTTTAGTATATTCTTTGTTAATATCAACTGCTTCATTGAATTTTTCAAGTACTTCCTTTGTATTAGTCATTATTACAATAGTAATAATAAACTATAAAAATATAATCATTTTTTTTTATAATTCTATTTAATTTATATTTAATTAATAGAAGAAGTTGCACTATTTATGTCAATAAGTAATACTGATAATCCATATTTTATAATCGTTGCTGGTCCAACTGCATCTGGAAAATCTACCTTAGTAAATAAAATATCACATTATCTAAATAATAAAGAATTAGATGATAAAAATAAAACAAACTTTATTTCTATAGATAATTTAATTGAAAAAAATCCATATTTCAAAAATGAAATAGAAAAATATTTTAAAAAACAATTTAAAAATGATAAAAACAATATATATAATGAATTTTTATATCCATCAAAAAAAACTATTAATTTTTTTAATAAAGTATATTGGGAATCTAGAAAAAATGTAGATTGTGTAACCGGAAAATCATTACATTTTAAAAATAAAACACTCGTTGAACAAAAATATAAACCGTGTAGTCACTTAATTGCAAATGATATTTTACTTACATTAAAAAAAAGAAAAAATATTATATTTGAAACAACGGGTATTACATTTCCATTTTGGATTTTTAAACAATATCCAAATGATTTGATGAATTATAATTTAATAATAGCATGGTCAGTAGTAGATATATGTGACTTATATAATAGAAATAAATTTAGGACTTTGTCTACTATTAAATCATTTATTGAAACATTTGCAGACAATGCACCAAGATTACCAGATATTAGAAAAAAAAATTATAAAAGAAATTTAATAAATATAATAGATACATACAAAGAATTTGTTAAATATCATGGCAATAGATCATTATCTAAATTAAGACTTTTGTTATTTGATAATAGAGGTAAATCATCAAAAAATTTGTACGATAGTTATATTAATAATGATAAAACAGGATATAATGAAATATTAAAATATAATATTCATAATAATTGTCATGAAAAAAATACAACATTTACATTACCACTATCTAGAAAATCGTCACCATCTAGAAAATCGCCACTATCTACTACATCACCACCTAGTAAATTATCAGTATCTAGTAAATCGTCACCATCTAGAAAATCGCCACTATCTACTACATCACTACCTAGTAAATTATCAGTATCTAGTATATCGTCATCATCTAGAAAATCGCCACTATCTAGTAAATCACCACCTAGTAAATTATCAGTATCTAGTAAATCGTCACCATTTAAAAAATCTTCGCCATCATTACATAGTGAATCTTTTTCTATAAATGAAAAAATAATTCCCAAAGTCACAAAATTTACAAACCCTCGACCATCATTACATAATATGACAACGAGAAGTGAAGTAAAAAAACAATTGTCTATGATAAGAAAATAATCATTAATCAGCTTTTTTCATATTTTCAATATTTATTATTCCTTTTGGACAATTAATATTCATACAATTTGGTTTTACACATTCTTTTCTTAATTTACTTTTACAATATTTATTATCACAATTTGGACATAAACAATCATGTTTTTTTAGAAAAAAATTAGGACATTTTTCATTAATACATTTTTGTAATTTGCATTCTTTTTCACCTTTTAATTTAGCTACATTATAGCATTCATCATTTGTACAATTTGGACAATAACATAATGGAATATTTTCATGATTTTTATAATTATTTTCATGAATCCATATGTTACATATCCATTTATCTCCTTTTTTAATAACTGTCCCGGTATGTTGAGATAATTCATGAAAATCAGAATTATTATAATTGATATTCCTAAATAAAATTGCCATACCTTTTTTAGGTTTGATATGTTTATCGATTTTTGTAAAATATGTACTACCTCCTTCTAAATTATCATTCAAATAAATTAAGAAAGTATATACTCTTTGTCCTGATGCACCATTCATATTAATTTTAGCATCAATATCAGTTGAATTACATGCATCATAATGTGGATTATAATATCCGCCTTTTTCATAATTAACAACTTGTATTTTTTCTTGATTAACTACTGGGAATTTAGTAATAAAAGATGCAATATTTTCTAATTTATCAATTGTTTTTCTTAATTCAATTTCTGTTGTTGAATCTTTATCTAACCATGCTGTTTTACTAATTCTTATATTTGGATCAGCTTCTTTTTTTGTAAACCCATCCTTATAAACTATACTTTCTTTTAAATCTTTTTTGGAATTTTTAATTATACAATTACATTCATCATCGGTTAAAACATCATAATATTTTGTAATTTCATAATCTTTTACTTTTATTTTTTCTTTTTTTAAACTATTTATAAATTTATCTACATTTTGTGAATTATACTTTATTTTATTTGTAAATAAATAAATAATTAAAGCAATAAATGCCAATATTAACAAAATTGCGACAATATTTACATAATTAATATTTGTAATATCAATCATTATTTATATTATTAGTAAATAAAATTATATTATATAAAAAAACTTAAAAAAAAAATGAATAATTAATATAAATAGGAAAAATAAAAATGGAATTTTGCGATAATTGTTCGAATATGTTATATATTTGTAATGATGAAGAAAATAACTTACTTAAATATTGTAAACATTGTGCTTTTGTTAAAAAAGAAGTTGAAAGTAAGTGTATTAAAATAACAGAAACAAAATATTCACAAGATGATTTATTATATTATCAAAATATTAATAAATATCTTCGTCATGACCCTACTTTAAGAAGAATTAGAGATGTTAATATTACATGTAAAAATACTGAATGTGAAATTGAAAAAGATAAACAACAAATTTTATACATAAAATATGATACTAAAAATATGAAATATTTCTATGTATGCGACCATTGTGGATATATATGGCGTGAAAATAATTAAGAATTAAATATTAATATTATAGAAGAATGTTTATTATTACAAATGATATATTAAAAGATGATTCGATATTTTCTAATCCAAATATATATGTTGATTATAATGCTGGATATATATATCAGATATTAAAACAAGAAGAATTAGATAAAATAGAAAATACTTATAATTTATTTACAAATAACAAAGATTTGGTTTTAATAACTACAATTTATATTTTTTTAGTTTTTATAGTAATATTATTTCCAATTATTAGAAGATTTTTCAATAATTCATATAATACACTATTATTTACTACACAAATTTGTAAATTTATTTATATACTCAAAATACTAATTTAAAAAAATATGATTTTATATAAATATTATTTAAATAAATAATATTAGAATGTATTTATTTATAGATACTGAAACAAATGGACTACCAAATATGACAAATATAAGATATGGTGATTATCCTTTGTATACAAATATTAATAAATATGATACTGCGAGAGTTATACAATTAAGTTTTATGTTATGTGATGAAAATTTAAATGAAATAGAAATGCATGATTATATCATTAAAAGAGAAAATTTTGAAATAACTAACTATGAATTTCATAATATTACAAATGAAATATCCGATAATGGTAAAAAATTCGATGATGCTTTTGATATATTACTTGATACATTAAAAAAATGCAAATATATTGTTGCGCATAATATTAATTTTGATATTAATGTTATTAGAAGTGAGTTTCATAGACGAAATAAACTAGACTATATTACAGAAATAAATAAATATGAACAAATTTGTACAGTTAAAAAGTTTAAATTTATTGTGAAAGCAAAAAATAGATATAATAAAATTAAAGACCCTAGTTTAAAAGAATTATATCATTTTGCATTTAATAAAGACATTGAACATGCTCATAATTCTAAATATGATGTTATTAATTTACATATGGCAGTAAAACATTATTTTGACAATGATATAATTAAAGAATTAAAATAAAAAATGATATAAATATTAGATATACTTAAAAATAAATAATGTCAACAATGTCAATTATTAATAATAAACTACCTAAAGTTATTTCTCTTACTGATACTTATAATAAAGTAAACGATAAGAAAATATCTAAACCAATTATGACAAAATATGAATTTAATCAAATTATTTCACAAAGAACTACAATGTTAGCACATGGTGCTATTCCTTTAATAGATGTTAGTAATTTTAAAGTTAAAAGTAATATTGAATTAAGAGAAATTGCTTTAAACGAATTACAACAAGGAAAAATCCCTTTTATTATAAAAAGACCATTGCCGAATAATAAATTTGATTTATATAGAGTTAAAGATCTGGATTTAGTTGCTGTTATTCATATGTTTAGATAATTAAATATTGTACAAGATGTAGCATATAAAAATGTTCCCCATAATGTATCTTTAATAGCAATATTTATTGTATAATTTTCATAAATAGATATACTTGTGAAATTATAAATTCCATATATAAAAAAACCTACTAATCCCGAATAATATAATGATTTTAATATATAATTTATTTTTTTTTCTTTTTTATTAATATAATTACTACTAAATGGTATTGCTAAAAAAAATATACTTGTAAATACTAATATATATGCAATAAGTGCATATGTTATATTTACTTTCATGTCTGTTTTTTGAACTAGTTTAGTAACATTTGCATAATTTTTAGCATTTATCAAATAAATCCAAATAAATTCTGCAATAATAATGTAAAAAATAGTTATAATATATTTTATATAATTTTCCATCTATAATAATAAATGAAATTAAAAAATAAAGACATATGTCTTTGTATATTATATCTTTTGATTTGTTTATTAATTGCTCTTATTATCTATTATACTTATAAAATATTCACAACGAAAAAAAAATATATAGAACCTTTTCAAAATAGTATTGAATATTTAACTTCACAAAAGGTTACTGATTTTTTAAATAGAGATTATGATAGTTATGTTAATAATTTATCAAGATTTGATTTAATTGCAAGAAAAGTTGATACTAATAATGAATATATACAAAAAATATCAAATTGTGCAAAAGATTTTACTGAAACTCAAAAAAATATTATTAATAATTGTTGTGAAAAAGCTGATGAATTTTTAAAACAGTATAATGATTTATTAGATGGGAAAGAAATTGCTAAACTTAATTGGAAATTTGCTTTAACAGATAAACAAAATGGATTTGAATATGAAGATGGTCTCCCACATACAAGAAGTGATATTATATTTTTTAGTGATAAAATGATACCTGAAACTGAAACACCTGATTTAGTTAATACTTTAATACATGAAAAAATTCATGTATATCAAAGACAACATGAAACGGATGTTGATGCTATTTTATCTAATATATCAAATTCTGATAAATTAGATAATTCTGATAAATTAGGATTTCATAAAATAGTTTATTTTAATCCTAAAAAAAGAGCAAATCCTGATTTAAATAAAAATACATATAAAAATCCTAAGAATGAAATAATGCAATGTTATTATAACTCAGATAATCCAAATTCTATACAAGATGTAACATGTTTGCATAATAATAGTATTAATGAACATCCATATGAATTTCTAGCATATACTATTGCAAATAAATATAATGACTATTTAATGAAAAAATATATAAATATATAATTTTTAATATTTATATTATGGAACATATAATAAATCAGGCTCCTGAGAATATATCTGATGATAAAATTATGGAAATTTATATTAAAAATAGTAGTAATGTGATAGATACTTTAGTTGAATTATGGGATATTAAAGAAGAAAAAAAAGAAGTTTCTGAAGAACAACAAAAATGGAATGAAATTAGAGAAACTTGTGATTTGTTTGATAATGAAATGTATAACCAAATTAAAGGCAATCGTGATAAACCAGTTGAAAATAAACCCTTAAATAATATTCCTATAACATCTTGTGATGTACCTGAAGCATCTTGTGATGTACCTGAAGAATGTTGTGAGTGTACTTGTACTTATGATAATGATATAAATGAACAAAGTATAAATTAAAAAAGTACATATTTCTTATTTTTAATAAATTATAAAATTAATTTTTATTTTTTAGTTTTTTTCGTGATATGTACTTTTTTAACTTTTAGTTTTTTAAGTTTATCTTTTTCTTTTGTTTTTGCCTTTTCTTTTTTAAGTTTTTCTTTTGCCTTTGCCTTTTCTTTTTTTATTTTTTTTTTTAATTCATCAATTCGTTTATTATTTTTTTCAATATTATTTTTGTTTTTAGTTTTATTTTTTCTTAACTTTTTATTTAATTCTCTAATCTTTTCTATTTTAACTAAATAAATTACTAATTTAGTAGAACCCCCCCGTCTAAAAGGATGAAAACGAGGAGGAGGATGACAATTATAGTTTTTACTACAGTCATATGGTTTATAATTCTTAAATTTATTTTTTAATTGACTCAACAAGTTTATTATGTCTTCTTCCGCGTTCGAAGATTTATCAAGGCAACAACTTATAAATTCATTAACATACGGAGGTAAAGGAAGTCCACTTTGGCGTGTTCTTTTTGAAAAATAGTATGTTAATGTATCGATCAAATTTATTATTATATATTTGCTATCTTCTTTTCCACAACAAATTAAAACTTCTTTATTTGCTATATATACTTTTTTACCCTTTAGTGAATTATCTGGACATGTTAAATGTAAACCACCATATCTATTATTTTGAGTAAATAAACTAAAATGAAAATATTCAACACTGGTATGAGGATTGCTTATTTTTATAATAATTCTGCCTGATTGTTCTGCACTTGCTGTAATTCCTCGAATTCCAGACTCGTTCAAATCAGTACTAATAAATTGAGCTATATTCAAATCTAATGCATCATATACGGTTGCAATAGCATCTTGATTATTATCATCAAACATTAATAAATCTTTATATTGATCTTTATAAGAAGTAACAGAACTTGCATTTCTTCGCATAGGAGGCATTATTAATTTATTATGTTCTAATAAATAAAAACAATATTTTTACAGTTATATAAGAATAATCATATACAAAAATATATAAATGATACAAAATAATGATAAATACCATATTAATATCAAAACAATACAAGCAACTATCTTTAAACAAGTAATAGATGCTTTAAAAGATATATTAATGGATGTAAATTTAGAAATAGATGAAACAGGAGTTAAAATAATAGCAATGGATAATACGCATGTAGTATTAATTCATTTGAAATTAGAAGCTGATAAATTTGAAGAATATTATTGTGAAAAAAAAAGATATATTGGGGTTAATATGTTAAAATTACATATGTTAATTAAAACAATAGGTACAAATGATTTATTAAATTTATATATAGAAAAAGAAGATGAAAATAAATTAGGAATTAAAATAACAAATAATGAAAAAAATGTAGAAACAAATTATAAATTATCAACAATTGATATTGATGTTTTAGATGTTACAATACCTCCAGCAAATTTCAGTACATCAATAACAATGCCGTCATCATATTTACAAAAAATAATAAGAGATATGCATAATATATCTGATTTTATTGAAATAAGAAACATAGAAAAATCTTTAATATTAAAATGTAAAGGTGATTTTTGCTCTCAAGAAACTATATTAGGAAGTGAAAAATCGCAAAATATAACAATAGAAAAAAATGAAAACGATGAAAATACAGATGAAGATCAAGAGATAATACAGGGTATTTTTAGTTTAAAATATTTATTAATTTTTACAAAATGTACAAATTTATGCCCAACCGTAGAAATATATTTGAAAAATTCTTATCCAATCATACTTCGTTATAGTATTGCTTCATTGGGAGAAATCAAACTTTGTTTAGCACAACAGGATGTTGATGTTAATTAGTTTTATTAGTTAAAACTTCGATATTTTTTTTTTTTAAATAATGTTTTATTCTTTTATTTAAAACCTTGTTAATAAATTCATCGAAAATAGTATAAATAAAAGGAATAATAATATCATTTATAACTTCTTCACCAAGAAAAGCACTAGCTGCAAGAAGTAAACCATTATTAAATTGTATTTTATCATATTTATCATTTAATTCAATATAATTATTATTAATAATATCTTCGTCATTATCTAATTCTGGATCGTCACACGGAATAAATTTTCTTGTATAATTTAAAGCAATATAATCATTATTTTCTACATTTGGATATGCTTTAATATAATAAACGGTGCATTGGTCTGCAAGTAATTTTTTAATATAATTTGGTTTATCAATATAACAAACAAATTTATAAATTAATTGTTTATCACTTTCATAAATAAGTGTTTTTTCTACATTTAATTCAATAATGATATCTTTAATTTTAGGTATAATTGTTTTATCAATATATTCATTAAAAGTAATAAATTTTTTTAAGTCATCAATATTAAATTTTTTAGCAATTAAATACTTATTCGTAGTATCATCTAATTTAGATATGGTATCTTTGTCATTAAAATCAAAAATTTTAGAAATAAATTTAGTAGAATTGAAATATTTTTTAATACTGTTTAAATCTGTTTTCACAAGCATTGGTGTAACATTATACATAATTAAATACTAATAATATACTATTAAATAGTAGTGTTTTTTTATATAGATTTAAATTTTAATAATTTTATTTTCTAAATGAACAATATTGCTAGTAGCTTTTATTTTAAAATCTAATTGATAATCAAATGAACAATTATGATATGTATAAAATAAGTGTTTATTACAATAATAATTATTGCATTTACATTTAGAAGTTAGTATATCTAAAGTTTTCAGTTTTTTATTACAAAAATTACAATATATTTTATTATCCATAATAATAAAATATATTAAAAAAATCAATTTTTATATTAATTTATCTAAATTAGTTTTTAAAGAATTATATATATTTAATACATTAATTCCAGTATATTTATAAATAATGTCATATTTTTTAAGCATAATATATATAATTAAAATAATTATGATAAATGTATATATTAATAACATAAAATCATTTAAATTCATTTTAAACTCTATATTAGGATACGAAAATATATTTAAAAAAATGATAATAAAATATTTATAATATAATTTAAAATGAATTTAAATGAATTAATAACAGAAAATACAAATATAATAGAAATATATTTAAAAAATAATAAAATTATTAATAACAAATTAGATATTACTTTAGAAAAAAATAAAATAGATAAAATATTGAATAAATATAAATTTAAACACGAAGTTAGTTATACACTATATAATAAAAAAAATTTATTATTACTCTATGATATGACTAATGATAGTCAAATAGTATTTGAAAAAAATTTAGAGAATTATAAAGAATTTGATAAATATATAATATTTAGTTATGATGAAAAGAAATTACCACCATATTTGTTCGGATGTGATAATAATATAGATAATAATTGTATATATAAAATAAAAGAATATAAAATAAATAACAGAATTTCAATAATAAATAAAATAGAAAATAATAAAGATTCTATATATATTCATTATAAACATGACAAACATGTAGATTTGGAAAAAAATGAAAATATC